AATCATATTAGTACCATCAGCAGTAAAAACTAAATGTTGCCACCCAGTTCGACCAGTTGGTATTAATCCACTTGCAGATGTACTTGTCACATTATCATTATCTGATTTATAAGTAAACCTTATTGTATTTTGGTAAATATCAAATTGAATCCAATCTTCCTCACTTGAGTTTCTAACTCCAGTTAAAACTTGATAAGTAGTTGAGCCTCCAGCATCATCTAAACAAAACATCATAGAAATACTAAAAGCACTTCTAAAAGTAGTTTGAAATGTTTGCCCTGTGTCAATGTAGTCATCACCATCAAACCGATAGTAAGGTGAACTCATTGTGTTTGCTACATGGTTTTGTCTGCCTTGTTCATTAATTACATAGTTTTTATTAAAATCTAAATCACCACTTGAGTTAAGTGTTAATTTGTGACTTCCAGCAGTCCACAATCTCATTTCATCAGAAGTATGAACATACTGTATTACACCTCGATAGGAACTTGCTCCAGTTCCATCCCCAAAGTGAATATTGGACTGTCCACTTGTACCACCAGCAATAGTTATACCAGCGTTACCAGAATCATATACCACTAAATTATCTGCCCCAGCATCATAACTTGATGGAGAATCAGTTCCAACTCCTATGAGTCCACTCGAATCTACAACAAATCTTTTAGTGCTGTTGTGATTTGTAAGAATATACATTTTATTTGTAGCTTGGTCATATCCTAGTATACCATCATCATTTTGACCATCATCTCCAAAAGCTATTTGCCCATGATTGGCATTTCCAGTTAAAATATTTATTGCTGTATTTCCAGAATTTTCAAGCGTTAAAAGAGATTCAGAGTAAGAGTTAAGAGAACCACCAGCACTTGCCTTATGGATGTGCATATTAGTGTCTGGAGAATCAGTTCCAATTCCCATTGACCCAACTTGGTCAATAACAACATAATTAGCCGCTTCATTTCTTGGAGAAATATAAAGTTTATCTGTGGAATTGTTTTCTCCATACATAATCCTTGCCGCACCATCTCCCCCTCTCATTCTTAATATGGCACTTCCACTTGCGTTTGTATTTTCAATTAATAATCCAGCATTTGCATCTGTTGCTGGGTTTGTAACAGCATCTGCTCTCAGAATAGTAAGTGTACCACTTGGCTGACCTCCAATTCCAAGCCTATCTGTATTTAGGTATAGTGGAGAAGCATCGCCATTACCATCTACTACTTGAATTGCATTACTACCAGTTCCATCTACTAGTGTATCTGTATTGCCACTTAATTTTAAAAGCGAGGTGTAACTACTCGCTATACTTGCACCTGTTAAACTTGCCATCGTATTCTCCTTTCCATGAGATTATTTATACAGCATTTCTGTATGGTTTAGTCAATGAAGTTCCATTTACGATCTTCATCTTCAAATTTTGTTAGTATAGAGTTCCAGTTTATATTGCCTAGATATTCATCAGCCATTCCACCGATTGAAACTCCTGTTTCACCTTGCATATCTGCAAAGGCTGTTCTTAATGCTGTATTAATACTTGTACCAGCACCACCTTGCTCAATAGACCATTGTTTCAACATATTATTTATAGATCCAGAATAACCTAATGCCTGTAATCCCAACCTTATAGAATCGTTAAGACTCTTAGATCCAGATGTGATCCCAGCTACATCGCTAAAATACTCCCTTAATAATCCATTAAAACTTTTCTTTGTGCCTACTGCCATAATATTTTCCTATTAAAACAGGGCGGAATTAACCGCCCTATTTTTTTTATTGTTGTTTAAGCAATAACTTGACTAAGAACTTCTACACCCCAGCCATCTACGATTTCTGTAACTCCCCAGAAACCAGAGCCAATGATGTTATCACGAAGATATGAACCTTCACGATAGACTTCTGTTCTAATCATTTCACCAGCATAACCCATACCTAATGCACCTTGTACGAATACGCCACCTTTAACGGATGAAGCAGTTCCAGATGAACCACCATCATTATCAGTAACTGTAAACTCACTAGATGAGTGCATATTGATTCCAGCTATTTGGCTAACAAATCCAGCCCTTGCACCTTCATCCTGTACACCAGAACCAGCAAACTGTGCAGCCGTTACTAAGTCATTATGAACTCCAAAAGTTCCCCAGATCTGTCTTGGATCTAGTACAGCTTGTGGCTGACCAATTGCAGCATTTTGCTTTAGTTTAGATAAAGCATCAAATAGATTGTCTACAGTAAGGGCTGCATCATTAGCACCAACTGCATTACTAAATCCATCAAATGTTGCATTAAGTAAACTATCAGCCTTTGCTGCCATAGCATTACCGACTAATGCACCTACATTAGTAGCTATATCATCTGCATTAGATAACATCGCCTCATCATACATAGGTATCATTACTGAATACATATCTAACGTAGCAGTTTTCTTATCTGTATTTAGACTTGTAGAAGGTGTAACAGTATTTTCTGCTGTAGCTACTACATCTCCGCTTGTTAATGTGTTTGTTCCTGTGTTATAAGCTATAAATGTTACTTGGTCTGCTTTTGGATGTCCTTTCACAGTCACCAAAGGCATAGTTACATTTGCTTCTGAAAATTTGATTATCGCTTCTGATTCTATTATTTCTAATAAACCACCAGCAAATAATCCGCTATCACCAGCTGCCATTTTTTACTCCTTTTTGCCGAATATTGAATCCCATTTTTCTTGAGATATATGGTTAAAGGTTGATACTAATTCCTTACATAGTGGAACTTTCTCTTGACCTACAGAAATCCTAAATCCATCCTCATAAGGGATCTTTTCACCATTAGAAACATATATATGCTCACCATCTTTAGTAACAGCACTTGCTACGCTTCCAGTATTCATCCCAGTAGTAGGATTATGATTAATTGAACTTAGATGTAAAGGCTTCTTTGATTTTCTCATAGGTCGAACCATTTATCTTTCCAGAGGCTTTATCTTGTGCAGCTTCTTTAAGTGAAGCATATCCTTGATAAGCCGAGGCTGGAGTGGAATCCACATTCGGTACATTATTTGGTTTTGAAATTAATTTATTATGAACCACCTTTAATTGACTGTAGTTCATTTCCTTAAAAACTTCCCTATCTTCTTCTGGAAAGTCTGAAAGCATTTTATCTTTTTCTACTGCATCCCTAGATTTATAAGATTCTAACTCTGGCATAACAGCATCAAGTTTCGTCTGGCTATTTTCATATAGTGTTTTCCATTCTTCATTCTTTGCTAGTTGTGCCTGTTTATCTTCTTCAAACTTCTTTTCTAGTTCTGCTGCTCTTGATTCAGCTTTCTGTAATCGTTCTTTCTTTTGCATGATTTCTCGCAGTAATTCACTTTCACGATCATTAAGTGAACCTTCTTGACTTATCGTCTTATCTTGTACGCTATCTTGTACTGTTTCTTCGCTCATATCAGAGTCCTTTCTTTATTTACCTATTTTATAATTAATAGGCTTAGAAGTTTGTTTTTTAATGTTCTTCTCTATCTGCCTATCAATTTCTTTTAAAACAAATCTTAATACTCCATCACTTACTGGCTTTGATCTAGTAGTGACTGTTCTTCCCATTTCAGAGTTCCAGCCTATCTTTTGTGCTTCTGTACCAGACCACCCAATCACTACAGACTCATTTGTAAAGCCTCTAGTCTGTAGGTTATTCATCATATCTCCAGATAGTGTAAGATTAACCTTAGATCCAAAGTTTGTACCGCCTCTGGCTAGTTTAGGCTTTCTTTCAGCATAACCCTTTGAGTATTGTTTAAAGTTTTTATTGAATACATCCTTACCGCCCTTAGTAGTATGCACTCTAATCCTATCAGCAACCTCATCTCCTATTGCTTTCCAGAAAGATCTTTTAAATTCTGGTATTTTACCTAGATTAGCCATTCTGTTCTAATTGTTGTTGAGGTGTTAGTGGTGTCTTTTTAAATCCGCCTTTCTTTTCAATCTGCTCAACTGCATCTTTTGGATCTGTTAGCTTCCTAGATACTGATGTTTCCTTAGCCCATCTATGTCTACATGAGAAACCACCGCCATCAATAAATGCTCCAGAATATCTTCTGTCTATTTCTGATCTAGTCAATGCTCCAGCAGATGCCATCTCTAGGCATATATCTCTAGTCTTATCATCTATAATTCCTTGATATACATAGGTCGCATCTTCTGTATCAAATCTAGCCATCTCACTCGTGACAGTTCTTTCAAATGTATTTAAAGCAGTATTCGCTAATGTCTTAGCTTGATCTTTTCTTAGCACTCCACCAGATCCACTTAGGATTGATTCTGTTATCTGGGCTGTAGTTTTATTCCCTACGACTCCCTTAATAGCTTCATCCACTACTTTCTCACCCATTGTATTAATCTGGCTTATAAAGGTCGCTCTATCTAATTTAACTAAGGCTAATAAAGTTTCTTCTGTAACTGCTCCAGTAAACTCCATGCCTAGCAATACGCTTTCATACTGCGACATTAATATGTCTATATCTTTCTGTAATCCTATTTGATTTAATACATAATCCCTTACATCTATACTAGACATCAAAGACATAAACTCATCCCTAAGCATAGAATCTTTAAGGGCTAGAATCTCATTAACCATAGCCAGTTGTGCTTTCTCTAGCGAGTCTGCGAATTGTTCTGCTATTTGATCTTTAGTCACTTCTTAAAGCCGATAGTAATGGTGAAGCTGGTGCTTCTGGTTCTGGAGTTTCTTCCTGTATTGTAGAAAGTTTTTCTTCTAATTCTTCATCTGTAATATCTGGATTGAAATGCCTTAATAAATCTTTCTGACTCATCAATCCATTATCCATCATAAAAGTAAGGCGATCTTTCTCTTTTGACCAGTCTTCTGGATATTGTGACTCACTAAAATCAACAGAATAAGACTCATCAAATACTTTACCAGTATGAACTTCAATAACTTTACGATCTATCGAATAACGACTATTCTCGAAGTCTACAAACATAGGTATGTCTGATTCTCTGTTCTCTAAGTTCTCCATGTTTAAAATCTTTAAGGCTTGACCGCTTGGGACTTGTCCTTGCTCACCCCATCTTACTGCAAGAGCGTGATTCTGCCCTGTGATGTTTAATAACTGCTTAACCGATTCAATCATACTAGGAATATTAGAAGGCGGTGAAACAAAATTCATAGATGCACCTTCTGGAAGTGAGAT